GATATGGATATGGGCCAAGGTCAACATCCAGATATGTCTAAAGGTAATGATGGTTCAGGCGGCAAGGGCGGTTCAGCTCCTGCTTCAAAGAAAAAAGATCCTACTGATTAAAACTCGGTACGGTCACCGCCTGTTAGTTGCGAAACGCAGGTGTTTGCTCACGGTAACGTGAGTGATAAACAGTTTAGCTGTACTGTAAACAGCTAGGTGGGGGCCGAAAGGCCCTCACTTCCCCATCAATACTTAACTAGAAGAGCTAGTTAACTTTTTTGTAGAGACAAGAAAGAAGAGCAAAATGGCATTTAATTTAGGTATAAGTAATCATCCAATTAGTAGGCTCGGTGGATTAAGTTCTATCGGGGTATATTTGTATGAAGATATTTATTACCGCCAATGGATTAGTGAAATTGCTTTAGCTTTCTACGAAGGTCGTCAGGATGAGTTTGTTTGGTTAGATTTGGTACGCCAATTTCGTAACCCAGAAAAACAACAAATTTTACCTTTAAATCTTACAAAAGAAATTATAGACGAAACTTCTATTCTTTATAGAGAAGATCCTATCTATCAAGTTGTAGATGAAAATGGCAAGAGTCTCAAAGAAGACCAAAAACTTTGGGATAGTATTCAAAAAGATTGCCGTTATAATATGTTTATGGATAAGTTAGATCGCTGGACTAGACTTCTAGGCACTGTTCTAGTTAAAGTTAGTTTCGTAGATCCTACTACAGGCGGTTTAGTAAAAGAAACCGAAGGTGGAAAAGTTCAATTAGATATGCTTCATGGCGGCGTTTACGACATGAAACATGGAGCTTCTCCTTACTATATAACAGAGTTACTTATTGGTTTTGGTACTAAGTTTGGAGGTTTCGCAGGCGCACGAGGCGCAGAAACAGTTGGCGGAGGTATTGCTAAAACAATTCCTAGCCCTTCAGATCTTGGCCAAGCTTCCATTGAAAAAAAGCAACATATTGATAATCCAGGTAGGTTAGGCGCTGTAAATAATATTTATTGGTCCCCTACTTCTCATTATGTTGAAGATGAACATAAAAATGTCTATGAGACAAAAAATCCATACGGCATGGTTCCAGCGATACCATTCTTTAATCAAGATCCAGCTCACTATTATTTCTTACCTATTAACGAACCTCTTATTTATGCTAACCATGCTCTAAATATGAGAATGACAGACTTAAATCACATTGCAAAGTTTCAATCTTTCGGTGTGCCTGTTGTTAGTGGTATAGAACGTCCTACCTCAGTGCGCCAAGGCCGTCCAGTTGACGACTTTAACCAGCTTAAGGGCGGAACAGCCCAATCCCGTTTCGGTGGCATAGGAGGCGTTTCTGGCTTCGGAGCAGGCGGTGGATTCAGAACCTTCGATTCAGGTATGGGTATCTTTAGAGACGGTAATGCTGATGCAGCGGCTCTAGGAATTAGTATTGGTCCTGATACAGCTATTGCAGTAGGAGAAAAAGGTAGTTTTAAATTCGAACATCCTAATGCAGATATTACTGGACTAATTAAAGTTATTGAGAGTATTACAGACCACGTTCGTATTAATCATGGTTTAAGACCAAAATATAAAGATAGTTTACCTTCTTCTGGTTTTGCTCAAATGTTAGAGAAAATGGGTGTTATTGAAGATAATGCTCGAAGAAGTAAATTATTTAAAGAACGTGAACAACAATTATTTCAGATTATTAAAAGATTACATAACGTACATAATAGTAAATCTGGAAGTACCAAATTTTCAGAAAATGCTACGTTACAGATTACTTATGTTCCTCCTAAATTTCCTGTTGAGCCTAAGACTCATATCGAAACGATCACTATGGAGAATAAAATTCTCGATACTGGAGATAAAGAAACTTATAGAAAACTTTATCCTCATTTAAGTGAACCCGATATTGCTAAGCTCATTAAAGATCGTCGCAAAGATAAAGAAGACCAAGAGTTATTTGAGACTGATTTGTTGATTAAAAAAGTCAAGGCTATGGAAGCAAACGATGTAGATCCAATGTTACTTTTAGGTAAACAGAGTAAACCTGAAGGCGAAGATGGACCTAAAGTTGCAAAACCAAAGATTGATAATAAAACAAAACACAGTCAAGATAGCGCTAAACAAGGTATGAATAAAAGCGACAAATAACAGGAATCGAGGAGTAAAAAATGAATACTGATAAAAAGGTGGAAGTATACTCAGTATGGGTTATGAGAAGAGATCAATCCCATATTACAGTATTAGAAACTTCTAGTTTTGAAGAAGCTGATAAAGTTTATAATGAGTTAGAAAGTAGATGGACTACTGCTCTTAAAGAACAAGTTCCATTTAAACTACGAGCCCCTTATATTACAGCTTTTGATCCAGGATTGATTTATGAGATTAGTTTATTGCCTTTAGGTAATACTACTAAAGTAAATAGCGACAATCCTTATCAGCAGCAAATGAGACAGAACGGATTCAGTAATACCTTTGGTAATAGTGCTAGAGGTTCAGATGTACTCGATGGTGGGTATAAGTTTTAACAGTTCCGAACATACGGTAGAGCCGTTGAAGGAGAGAGAACATGGATATCTTGAACAAATTAGGTTCTAAAAAAGAAACATCAGGAGTTGATTCATCAACAACCAACCAAACTGGCGCAGCAAGTTCCGACCCTGCTCTAACAGCAAATGGATCTAGAGGAGCAAACTTACTAGACCAAGTTGGTACGAAAACCGCAGAAGTGACCACTTCTACAGTTTCAAATGATTCTGGACCTAATACCATTAAGGAAGAGCCTAGTGGTGCAAAAGGTGATTCTAGTTGGACAGTAGATAGCGCTCTAAAAGAAGTCAAAAAACTTCGAGAAGAAAACAAAGCTACTCGTATTCAATACGCAGAATCACTAGATAAACTAAAAGTTGAAACTGATCAACGTCTATCAGCTCGTGAAAAAGAGCTAGAGAAGTTTATTGGGGCTCAACAAGAACTCGAAGAGCTTAAGCAAAAAGAAGCAGATAAGAAACGAGATGTTTCTGAAAAGCTAGCTAATCGAGAGGCAGTTCTCGCAGAGATTAAGGCGAAAGCGGAAGCAGCAGAACGTCAGTGGCAGGAAAAGCTTTCTACGATGCAAAACCAACTACATCGTTATGAAGCAGACGCAGTAGCCCAACAACAGGTGTATAAGTCAAGGCTAGAAGAAGAGCTTAAAGCCGTTCCAGAGAAGTTTAAGGGTGTAGCAACCCTACTAGTTAAGGGTGCAGGTGATCCTCGTGATGCCCTAATCGCTCTTACTGAAGCTAAGCTACAAGGCGTGTTTGAGGATAAAACTGTGGTTGTTAATCACAGCGTTCCAGGAGCCCACGATGGAGCACGAGCAACAAATGAGCGCATGGACGAAGCAAAAAGAGCCGCAAGAGAAAAATTGACATCTTCCCAGAAAATCAAGTCAGCTCTCGGTGAAATTCGCTCAGGTGGATCTAATACAGCATTTAGGATTAAATAAAAATTTAGGAGTTTAATTACATGGCACAAGTTATTTCATTAGCAGATGCAGCGACACTATCAAACAACCTTCTTGTTGAAGGCATTATCGCTGATATCATCTCAGTAGACGAGTGGTTCCGTTATCTACCATTCGTAGTTTTTGAAGGTCTGGCTTATACGTTTACTCGTGAAGCTACCCTAGCGGCAGCTGATTTCGCTTCTCCTGGTACGAACCTCAATCAGAGCAAGTATCAGTCAGGCGCTACCTTCCAATCAGTTAACGTTAACCTCTCAGCTATTATCGCTGATATTATTCTTGACGGTCAGATCGAAGATCAGTTCTCTGAATCTAATGATCAACTTCAAGTTCAGATTTCTGCTAAAGCGAAGCAAATTGCTCGTATTTACATGAATTCTGTTGTTAATGCTAAGCGCCTAGCTACGCTAGCCACTAGCAATAACGGTCCTATTGGTCTAGCTGATCGTTTCAGCGGCATGGCTGCAATTCTTGACGCAGAGTCTGGAAATGCTAGCGATGTTAATCATCCCTTCTATAACAGCGGCGCTGCTACGCAGACCCTTGATCTAGTCGAAGATGATCCAGCATCAGCTCGTTCTGGTAAAGAAGGCCGTGTAATGACGCTCGAAGATCTCGACGATCTTATTGACCGTATTACTGCTGGTAAGCCTGATTTCCTCATGATGCATTCTCGTGATATCCGTACTCTACGTGTACTCCTACGTAACACTGGCGGCGGTACTGATGCGTACATGATTCAGCAACAAGGTCTTGGTAACATGAAGCCTATGCTTTATTATCAAGATATTCCTGTTTTCCGTAATGACTTTATTAGTCGTTATGATGCAGTAAATAGCAAAGCACACACTGTTTCTAGCGTCACCGATGCTGATACGGTTGTTCTTTCTAGCGCTACTAACGCTGATGCAACCCAACTTCACCTTCGTGGTGCTGATGGCGTTCTTTATCGTTATCCGATTACTGCTGGTGCTGGTACAGCTACAGTTGATGTTACCAACACTGGTAGCTATTTCGATCCTGAGCAGAACAAGCTAGTTGCTCGTCAGCCGCTAAACACGTCTGGCCTCTTCCCTGCTTCTTCAGCCGCCACTTCATGTGAACGTGCTGATGGTTCAAGCGTTTACTCTGGATGCTGGGGTGAATTCAAAGGTGTAGTTGGCTTTACTTCAGCTAACAACGCTGGTCTTAAACTAGAGTATGTTGGTCCTCGTGAAAACGAGAACGCTTACCAGTACCGTATGAAGTGGTACTGCGGCTTCGACCTTTACAACCGTCTTGCGCTAGCTCGCATGAAGGGTGTTCTTGCTCTAGGTCAATAATCCTTAATGGCCCTATTTAGGTATATTAAGAGTCTAAACCACCCTTAATATACCTTTTTAGGGCTATTATAGCTTTTAACTTTCTACTGTGGAAGAGCCACAAGGAGAAATTATGTCAGTTTGGTCAACAAAGTCTTCAGGACGTGATAGAGATTACGTACTGCTACAACATCCTCTTCGTGGTGTTAATTACATTATCAAAGGTGTAAAATTCAGAGAAAGTTATGCTGTCGTAGAAAAAGATAGTAAAACTTATAATGAATTACTAAAAATGCCTCTTCTAAAAACCTGCATAGAACATGATCTTTTATTTCTTAGGAAATTGAAGTTTATAACTCGAAGCGGCGATGTTAGAATGGTTTATGGAGAAGATGTCTATCGTTTCTATATTAGAAAGTTACAAGTAGAACTCGATAAAGAAGCAGCTGTAGAACATAAAGTCCAAGAAGAAGTTCATTTAGCTGGAGAACTTTGTAAATACAGAACCGAAGCAAACGAACTTTGTAAATTGACAGCTTTAGATGTAAGTCCTAGTGGATATTGCCAACGACATATTCTTGAAGAACCAAAACTTGCAGAATTAGGTATAGCCGTACCTAGATTTATTCCTAAGAAAGAAAGAGCAGAAGCTAAAGAAAAAGTAATCAAGCAATTAACAAAGTTGAAATAATATGGCAAAAATTGGATCAAGTAGACAAATAAAAAATAATGTGCAAAGCATTAGAAAGTACAATGCAAGAAAAGATATAGAAAAAGCCATTCTTTATCTAGCCTTTGCGTTCTCTCTAATATCTTTATTAAGATCTTTTGCAATTC